AAGCAGAAATGTTTATTGATGATCAAGGTGAAGAAATTGTATTTAAATTAAAGTAGATGCGTATATCGGTTATTATAATGGTTATATTGTGTATTACGTCGTGTAGTACCACATTAAACATGCAATGTGATGAGCTCTATGCTACGGATTATGATTGCGATATACCACAAAAAAATTCATATGGTGTAGATAGAGATTACTACCCAAATACTCAATCTCTTTATTACTACCCTCGCTATACTCGCATTATTCGCCCCACAACACCACCTCTTCCCCATAGTGAGCAAAAAACCGTAATATCTAAAAAGCGGCCTTCGATCGTAAAAACAACTCGTGGTAGCGAGTAAAGTATATACGTAGATAAAGAAATAGGAGGGGTGTTAAGTTAAGTTTTTTGGATATTTATTATTATGGCATCATCCTATACAAGATTACAATTAAGAGATTTTCAAACATCCACTGCTGATTTAACTGCTAAAGCATATACTTTTACTTTAGTAAATAATAATTCTTCAACAGCATATTTTGCTATGGAAGGTGTAAGATATTGGGATGGTACTGAATTTGTTTATAAAACTTTATTTCCCTCTGCTTCTTTATCGGCATTAACTAATTGTACTGTAGTAAGTGGATCTACTAATGCAGGTTTTATAATCAATCCTAATGCTACTGCTACTTTTGTCTTTACTCCTACTGCTACTATAGCTAAAGAACAAATGCAATTCTCAGCTCCGAATGCTCAGGTATTTAGTTTAGGGGATGCAACAGCTTCCGGTTCATTACTAGGTGTAGATTTAGCTATCACACCTTAAGGAAGGGCGTCATATTAAAGTCATACTAAAATTTGGCTCCACCGGAGACCGTTCGTATATTTACGGGGTAAGGTTGCGAGCGAGTCAAGACCGATTATTTAAATTTTTAGTTATGAGTGATTTAATGTTTTCAGCGACTGTAAAAGATGTTCAATTCTTGAACGACGAGCAGATTAAAGAGGTTTGCCCAGTTGCATTTTCTGAGAGTGCTAGTAGTGAAGTTTCAAAGCACTACACACACATTCCAACCAATCAAGTAATTGATGATATGCGTAAGCTAGGTTGGGGGGTTATTGAAGCGAAACAAGTTGCAGCTCGTAAAACAGCTACAGCAGGTTTCCAAAAACATATGATGGTTTTCCGCCATCCAGATTTGATGGTTGAAGGAAAAGATGGTGATAATGTTTGGCCTCAAATCATCATGACTAATTCACATGATGGAAAAAATTCATTCACGTTCCAAGCAGGAATGTATCGATTTGTTTGTTCAAATGGGTTGGTAATTGCCGATGAAGAGTTCGGTTCAATGAAAATCCGCCACATGGGTTATGATTTTGATGCTTTGCGTGAAACTATTAGTGAGATGGTTGATAAATTGCCTCTTACAGTTGATAGCATGAATAAGTTTAAATCCACTACACTTGATAAAAATCAAAAGTATGATTTGGCTCGTAAAGCACTTGAAACACGATTTAAAGTTCAAGAAAACCAAAAAGTTGATCAGCTTTATAAGATTAATCTTGATGAGTTTCTTACCCCAGTGCGTAAGGAAGATGCAGGAGATGATTTGTGGAGTGTATTTAATCTAGTACAAGAGCGTGTAGTTACAGGAGATTTTGAATATGTTTCCGGTGCTAAGATGCGTAAAGCTCGTGAGATTAAGAACTTTAAGCAAGACTTAAAAGTAAACCAAGAGCTCTTTGAGGTAGCGAAAGAATTCGCAGCATAAGAGCAATGCCATGTTGATTGAAGGGGGAGGATGTTAACCTCCCCCTACTTTCAATTTAATTTTTACCAAATGTCCCTAAATACAAACCCATATACAATGGAAACGAGAGATGTAGTTCAAATGGTTTTAGAACAAGCCGAAATGTATAGTCTAAGAAGCGAAGTTAGGGCTGAAGCTATGGCTATTTTGAAAGAGAATCCTAATATAGATACGGGATCTGCATATTTAATGGCTGCAATTGAATGGGATGTCGCATGAAGAATTATTGGACTTATAATACTACTATAGGAGATCTTGAGATCAACTATATTTATAAATGATATGGACATTAACAAAATATTTGGAGCATTTAATTCTGATAAAGAAGATGATGGGGTAGACATCCCAACTCCTGATTTTGTTAAAAGTATGTTAGATGAAAATCATCCTAGATATTTTATTGGGATGTTTTCAAAACTCATTAACAATAATCTTTCTTACCAGAAAGGTTTAGTTAAAATGTTTAAGGAGGCTGATCCTTCGTTTAATGTAGATGGTGTAGAAAAAGCAGGTCGCTACATGTTATTTAGTAGAGCATGGGAATATGTTAATAAATTTGACCTTGATGATTCTTATTCTCAGTCTATATTAAAAGATATTTGTGATAAAGAAAAATCATATAAAAACCTAAAGAAGGCGTTAAATATATCAATACAATATTTTGAGGAACAAGAAGAGTATGAAAAATGTGCTTTTCTTAAAAAATTACTTGATTCCTCAAATTCTAATTCGTAACTTCAGTTTTAAACCATTAAAAAATGTATTTTAGAGAACACATCCAGAAAAAGCTCGAGAATCTCGAAGCTAAGTTAAAGCATATTGAATTCCATAATGGAAGAGGAAATAGTCAAGACGTTGATAACGTAAAAGTAGAGTGTGAGGAATTAGTTGAAGAGATTAAAGCAACGATAGGGCGTGAACCTATGACTCCTAACGAACAAAACCGAGTATAATGCTTACAGCTGAACAAATTCAAGCAAATTGGGAAGAGTTCTGTGTGAACATCCACAAATATATTACAGCAGGGAGAAAAGAAAAACTTCTTGCATTTTATCGAAAATACGAAGAACGTATTATGATAATGCCTGCTGCTCATAAAAAAGAATACCATAATTCATTCCCAGGAGGATATGTTGAACATGTTAATAGGGTAGTTAGATGTGCTATTAAACAATGTCAATTATGGGAAGAAGAAGGAGCAGATATGACTACTTTTACTGTGGAGGAATTAGTATTTTCTGCTATTAACCATGACTTAGGTAAGATGGGGAATGAGGAACATGAATCTTATATCCCTCAAACTGATAAGTGGAGGAAAGATAAATTAGGGGAAGATTACATGTTTAATAAACAAGTCCCATTTGCTTCAGTCCCTGATCGAGGTTTATTTATGCTTCAATCACATGGTATCCGATATACTTTCAATGAGATGTTAGCAATTCAGACTCATGATGGGTTATATGATGAAGCTAATAGTAAATATCTTAAAGCATTTATGCCCGAACAAAAACCACGAACTTCTTTACCATTTATTTTACATCAGGCCGATCTAATGGCAGCTCGTATCGAATTTGAACGTGAGTGGTTACCTAAATTTAAAAATCCCGTGCCTACCCAGGCAGAAAATTTTACATTGACGAAAGAAGCTAAGAAATCCACAAAAGATAAAGCACTTTCTCAACTTGAAAGTAAAGGTCTTAAAGATTTATTTGATAAGCTATGATAGAAACAGTAGTAATTAGTGTATTAAGCATATTAGTTGTAGCCTTAGCGTTTACTACTATTAATCTTTTACGCAAAAACGAGAAACAAGAAGATATATTGGGAGGGTATATAACATACCTTGACCAATTCAGTAGAATAATAGAATTTTCGGATGAAAAGATGAAGAAAATTGATGAAAAAGGAATATTTAAAAGCGATGATGAAATCGGTTTTATGTATGAGCAAATCAAAGAACTCCAGAAGATTCTATCTAATTTCAGGATAGATAAATTATGAGCACATTACCCCCTAGAAAAAGGAAGAAGAAGACAAAAAACCAATATTTTACTAAAGAAACAGAAGACGCTATTGTTAGATACAATAGCTCTTCTGATCCCGAAGAAAGGAGTGAAATTTATCGTAAAGATATTCATTATGGGTTTTTTAAACTTACCGAGAATATAATTCATACCTTTAAATTTTATTATACCGAGGTAAATGAGATTGAACATCTCCAACACGAGGTAATAACATTTTTATTGAGTAAAATTCATTTATTTGATCCTACACGGGGGACAAAAGCATTTTCGTACTTTGGTACGATTGTTAAACGGTATTTAATTATACAAAATACTAAAAATTATAAGAAAAGAGTAGACAAAGCACCAGTTGAAGAATTATATCATAATTTAAACTATTCATATGATATGGATTATGATCCTATGGAAAAAGATAATGATTCACTTTTTATGGATGCTTATGTTACTTATTGCCAAGATAATCTTTCCGAATTATTCCCAAAGCTTAGAGATGCCAAGATAGCAGATGCTATTTTATCTATATTTGAACAAAGGGACTCTTTAGATATTTTTAATAAAAAGGCACTTTACATTTACATAAGAGAAATGGTAGATGTTAAAACTCCTCAAATTACTAAAATAGCAGATAGATTAGGTAAAATTTATAAAGAGCATTATCTCTTTTATAAAAATAATGGTTATACTAATTTTAAAGAGGAACCATATTTATAAATAAAGAATAAATATGGGACAGCTCGATAAAAAAATATTTGGTAAGAAAAAATTTTCCGATATATTGGAAGAGATTTA